TTCGCTCCAGTAGCACTAACAACCGCAAACTTGCCCACTTTTGGAGGTATAGGTTTTACAGCAAATGTAAATGGTAGCTTTCCAACTGGTAGTTCATCTTCTTCTACAGATGTTACAGACAACGGACTTTTTCCAGATAGTTATCCGATGACTACTTGGAATAGAACAGAGACTGTGGATTTAACCTCAAACTCCGCACCAGTTTTTAACTACACAAACGGCACTGGAACAGTAGCAGATTTACTTATTGCTTCAACGACTGGAGCTTTCCAAGTCCAAAGTCTTGAAATAGTATTTATTATAAAGGCGGAGTATTTATTATAAAGGGGAACTTTTAATATATAATAATAGTATAAATGTCGGTCAAATCATTTTTCGGTGATAATGGATACCCAATACCAGTAGGAGTAGTAATGCCTTACGCTGGATTTCTCAAGCCAGAAGGATACTTACTCTGCGATGGCTCACCCATTCTTCAAGCAGACTACCCCCAATTATTTAGAGTGTTAGATGGAGTAGGATACGGACAAAACGCAACACAATTTAACACCCCCAATCTTGTAGATTGCTTTATACAAGGAACAGATGTTAATTCGGCAACAGCAATACCAGCTTCAACTGGAGGCGACACCATATCTTTTTCAGTGTCGGAAGCCCAGATGCCTAATTTCTCAACTAATACACAGAGCGGAATTGGCTTTAGCACTAACAATATAGCTCACGACGGTCTAATTACAACGAACGGAGGAGACCATACACAATCTGGTGGCTCACCCACTTCCACATTTTTGGGACGAGACACTACAACCTTTCCTGCTGGTTCAGTGTCGGTAGTTTTAAGTAATACAACTGCTTCTTATACTGGAACTGGGTCAGTCCAAACTGTAGCAATATCTGATATAGAGCCAAAACACTATACAATGGCTTTCTATATTAGAGCGGATTATTAAGAAATCATTAGCATTTTAATCTATATTAATAGTATAAGATGTCGCAATTCAACCTTCAAAAGAACGCTACAAATCCAGACCAAATCTACTTTGATTTAACTGTGACCAATTTCCAATCCACTACAGTAGCACCACAAAAGTTTTATTATAACGAACAGCGAACCCTACCATTCGTAAGTGTTCCCGAAGATTATTATTTAAGTATTCTCCGTTTCACAGTTGAGACTGGGTCATTACCATTATTTATACCGAGTATCCAACCAGCGTCTCAACAAGTAGTTCCAGCAGACCCCAACCTTACTATTTACTCGGTGGCTTTAGAGTATATTGACCCAGCAACAAGTATAAATTACACCGCACAGAGTTTCGTAGAGTGGGTTCCGCAAGATTTAGGCGTTCCAACTCAAACAACTCTCGGTGCTAACGGAATACAAGTGAATGATAATGGCTACTATAATTGTTATTCTTATAACTACTGGTGCTACTTGATATGGAGAGCATTTCAGAGAGCATTCGGAACTGGAGGTCTAACCCCTTACGGAAATCCCAATTTGTCGTTGTCCCAGCAACTTACTAACGCTGGTGTCGTAAATCCAGCCACCTACTCTCCTTTCTTTAGCTGGGATAGCACAAGTAATACCGCCACTATAACCGCCGAGTTCCCTTACTGTATCAATCAAGCTGTAGGAACGAATAACATTGGTATCTACTTTAACTCTCCTTTGTTCCAGCTTTTTAACTCTTTCCCCGCCAGATATTTAGGATATACTACAGTAACAAGCGGTAAGAACTTCCGTATTGAACTGGCGAATGTAGGAGGTTTGAACTTGACTACCGTCCAAGTCCCTAACTCAATGCCCGTTACAACTTGGGATGGTTATACTTTGAGCCAAGAATATCCCACAATTGAGAATTGGTCGCCGATTTTAGCATTAGTTTTCGTATCCAATACCCTTCCTATCCAACCCAATAATGTTTCTACGCCAGTCGTCTATAACAACAACGAACAAGTAGTTTTAGGAGGAAATAACGCCGATACCGCCAATATAATTACGGATTTAGTAAGTGATACTGGAAACTACCGTCCAGCCCTTGTCTATTTACCCCAAGCCCAATACCGATATGTGACCCTTTACGGAAATCGTCCCCTTTACAATTTAGACTTGTCTATTTTTTACCGAACCAAAACTGGACAACTAATTCCCTTTAGCCTTCAAAGTGGTGGGTCGGTGACCGTCAAGTTTGCCTTTATTAAGAAGTCAAGCATCAATAAATAGAAAGGTAGCCCCGATTAAAAATCTTCTCCGCCGATATTATTTTGTTTTTATATAATATAATATGAGCGACTTCAAAACTGTTCTTGTAAAAGATAGCGTCATTGGCGATATTACTTCTGATTTAGACTTTGCCGTCAAATCTGGAGCTTCCCAGACAACTTACCAGCGTTTCCCTTCTACTTCGGCATCCAACTCTGCCCTTATCTTTAACATCCAAGTTCCTTCCGAGAATGTTGTAATTGATAGAGCAATGATGATTACATCTGGCTTGACCTTTACTATTCTTGCTGGTTCGGCAACCGAGGTGGCTAATCAAGTCCCTGTTAATTCAAAGGCTATAAACTACGGTATCACTGATGCTCTCCAAGCTTTCCCTCTTAACTCTCTATTTACCACTGCTACTGCCCAGATTAATAACACTACTGTTACGATGAATACTCAAGATGTTCTTCCTTCTCTTCTCCGTATGACTGATAGTAGAGAGCTTTACAGATATAACAGTATGACCCCTTCATTCCCCGACTGTGCTTACGCATCTTACGCTTCTGGTGTCGGTGCTAATAACAATCCTCTTGGTGGATACGAGAATGCCTCATACGATATTGACCAAGTTCCCAGAGGTGCTTTCCCTGTTTCAATTGCCGTTCAGCACTTTGACCCCGCTGGAGTTATTTACGCTGGTGCTCAAGGTTCATCTTTAGTCAGTGCGAATGTTGCCGATACTTGGAGAATTGTTATATCTACCATCGTCACTGAACCTCTTATCCTTTCCCCTTTTATCTTTGGCGAACCCGAATACAACAAACAAGGTCTTTTAGGAATTAACAATATGTCTATCACTTTGAATGTTGATAGCACTTGTAAGCGTCTCTTCTCTTCTGCTACTAATTACATTACTGCTATTTCTTTAGGAAGCACTGCTAACCCCAACGGCTTCACTGCTTCTTCTGCTATTGGTGTTGCTACTCAACCCTCTGCTCCTGCTATCCTTTTCAAGTTCCTTTCTACCCAGCCTTCTGACCTTATCCAAACCAAGAATGTTGTCCCCTATATGGACTTCCCCCGTTATTTAACCTCAAGTGCTAACACCCCTACTCTTACTCAAGTTGGAACTGCTGGTGCTACTGCTACTCTCACATCAAGTAATCTTCAAATCAATCAAATCCCTGACTTGTTTATTATTAATGTTCGTATCCCAATGTCCCAGCAAAGATGGGTTAATCCCAGTTCATTCTTGGTTATCAACAACATCAGTATCAACTTGAATAACCAGTCTGGTCTCTTGTCTTCTGCTTCCCAGTATGACCTTTGGAGAATGTCTATCCGCAACGGCTCAACCCAATCTTGGACAGAGTTTAGCGGACAAGCTCTTGCTTCTGCTACTGCTACTGGTGCTGGTTCTCTTGTTTATACCACTGGTTCGTTGTTGGTTATCAACCCTGCTTACGATTTGTCTCTTCCCGACTACATTTCTTGCGGTTCTCTTGGTAACTATAACTTCCAGTTCCAAACCAGTGTTACCAACCAGTATGGTTTCAATGTTCAGCCCGAAATCATCATTGTTGCCGTCAATTCTGGTATCTTCGTAACCCAGTCTGGTGTTTCAAGTGTCTATACTGGTATCCTTACCAAGGAGATGGTCTTGGCTTCCAAGTCTGGCTCTCAAGCTTCTGCGATGACCTCTGCCGAAGTTAGTAGAATGGTTGGTGGAAAGATGCTCAACGGTGCTCTAACTGCTATTAGAGGAATGCGTCGCCACTCCAGAGCTGTTGGTGGTGTCCCCAGTGGTGGAATGGCTCCCAGTGGCGGAATGGCTCCTTCTGGCGGTCGTCTCTCAAAACACTATTAAATTGATAAAGTCAATATAGAAAATTAGAATAGTTTAGATATATTATTTTGTTTATAATATATATAAAATGCCTCAAGCGAATATAACTTACGATATTCCCTACAATCGCAAAATGGTAGATATTTTGCGAGAGATGGATGAAAAACACTGGCGTAAAGCTGGAGATGCTTACGCTCCCACGATGTTTAGTGAAAAGCTCGGCAATTTCCACGGAGCAAAAATAGGTGGTGGAAGTCCCGCTGGTCAGCAATACGCTTTGAGCGGAAATAGTCCTGCTTATCCCCTTATTAATATGAACTCTGGAATGGCGGTTTCATCTGGCGGTGCGATGTATTCTGGAATTGATGGAGCTGTAGGAGGAGAAAGTTCTGGCGGTAAATATTCCGTTGATAAGTTCGTCAGAGACTTCAAAAAAATAGGCAAACTTGTTAAGCCTGTAGCAAAACCAATTGTTAGAGCTTTAACCGATAAGGCTGTAGGAAAGATAACTGGTCTCGGACAGCGTTCTGGAGGCAAATACTCTGTTGATAAGTTCGTCAAAGATTTCGGAAAGATAGGCAAACTTGTTAAGCCTGTAGCAAAACCCATTTTGTCTGCTTTAACCAATAAGGCTGTAGGAAAGCTTACTGGTTTGGGAGAGTTGATGACTGGTTGCGGAGCTCCAGCACCCAAGAAGAAGATGGATGTTGTTGAGTTTTTAGCACCTTTAGGAGCAAAGAAGTCGCATTCTCTTAACCGTCTTCACGAATTAGTTGCCCCCTACAGAATGGAGGGAGGTAAATACTCTGTTGATAAGTTCGTCAGAGACTTCGGTAAGATTGGAAAACTTGTTAAGCCTGTCGCCAAACCTATCTTAAGGGCTTTAACCGATAAGGCTGTTGGTAAGATAACTGGATTGGGATACGGTAGTGATGATGAGATAGAACTTGTTAGACCGATGGAGATGGCTGTAAGCAAAGGCAAAGGTAAGAAAGGCGGTAAATACTCTGTTGATAAGTTCGTCAAGGACTTCGGCAAGATTGGAAAGCTAATTAAGCCAGTTGCGAAACCACTTGTTAAAGCTCTAACAGACAAAGCTGTAGGAAAAATAACTGGTTTGGGTGGAAGAGCCAAGAGAGCCGAGATAGTTAAGAAAGTGATGGCTGAAAAAGGAATGAAAATGATTGAAGCATCAAAGTATGTAAAAGAGCACGGATTATACTAATATTTTCTCTAATTATAATATAAAATGCCCAGAGTTAAAGACAGTGAGGAATTGAACGATTTAAATAGAGCTAAAAAGGCGATTAACAGAAACAATATGCGTAATTTTAAAGGTGCTGATAATGCTGTAGTAAGTGGTTCAACTGGAAAAGTCGCAGATTTATTTGAAGAGCTGTTAAAAAAATTGGTTGATGTGAGAGCTTCATTATACGAAGTAAATACGACAATTGATTTAGTCATTTTACCACCACCAGAAGGAGAACGACAAAAAGGAAGACCCAAAACAGTAGATAGAACAACAGTAGCAGATAGATTTATTGAAGCCACATCCAGACTTATAGTCCAGTCAAATGATATAAGAGGTTTTACAGTTAGAAAACTTAAGAACAATATAAGTTATTTTTCTCCAGCCCAGATTGCTGAAATTGATAGTGCTTTTAGTCAAGTAAATGAAAACTGGGACAATTTACAAATCAGTATAGGGGAAGCCCAACAAGCCGACGATGTAAAACTTCAATTCATCGGAGACAAACTCTCGGAATTAAATGAAGAATGGGAAAGGGGATTTAGCGATTGGATACAAACTTTTGATGGTCTCTTGAAATCCTACGGAAGAGGAGGAACTGATACCGAAAGAGCAGTATTAGGTGTATTAGACGAAGCTAATGGAAGTGAT